AATGTAAAACTTACAAATACATTAGGAACAGTTAATGTATCTAAAACTAAAAAAATACTTTTTTAAAAACTACTTTTTTTAAAAAAAAGTAACCAAAAAACTACTTTTTTTAAAAAAAAGTAAAGTAAAGCTTACATGAATTCCATTGATAATATTCCCTTGTTGATAATTAATACATTATAAGAAATTGCAAAAACATATAGTTTTAACTCTACATTGTCAGATGGTAATTTTAAAAATAATGTAATATCACTAAATTTAGATGCATTTAATGAACCTGTCGGCTGATTGTTTTCTGGTTTAATACTAAAAGGCATAACGTAAACGTATTTCATAGGAATCACAGAATGAACACTGTCCGGAAATACACTACGATAATAAAACTCTGGTAAACTATCAAAACGTACCTTTCCATCTAATAATAAAGAAGCTTCGCTAATTAAAGGTTCATGGGCAAACTGTCCTGTTTTAGAATATACAAAATGATTATTATTTTCAATATTTCTATTTTCTACTGCAAAAAAGATAAACTCTTTACATGGATAATTAAATCTCAATTTACTATTATATACACTTGTATTATTTAATATTAATTCATCACCATTATATTGTACTTGATCAATAATATATCTATGTTTTTCTTCTAAAAATTTTTCTCTTATTATATCATCTAAAAATATATACTCTGTAATTATATTAGCACTTAATATAGATACTTCATTTGGTTCGTTTCCATCATAGTTTATACATTGTGAAAAATTTTTTAATTTAAAACTTATCTTTACATCCTGATAATTCATACAAAGTAATGGCAAAGAAAGATTGTATTGTTTTGTAAACCAAAAATCTAAAGGAATTATTAAATCAACATACTTTTCAGCATTGTATTTACTTGCAGTAAATGTATCAGATTTTAACAACATTAAATTTTTACCTATTTTTTTCGAATCCGAAGTTAACTCGTCCCATGCATTCAAAAATTGAGGATATAATTTATCAACAATTTCTCCACCAATTTGTAATTCTATGAAATCATCAAATATAGCATATCCTAATGTGTCACTCCAACATGCATACGTCCCACCATTTTTTATAATTGGTGGTAATCGTATATGTAAATGTACTTTTGATAATAAATCACCTCGCTTGGGAACTTCACATGTAACCTTTTTACCAAATCCTACTCTTTCATTAAATCCTAATTTAACTGTTTCTGTTGCAAAATTAACATAACGATAATAATTATATTTAAAAATATTTATTTGAGGATCTTTTGTTAAAAAAATATCTTGTAAACCAACAGCCTGCAATTGTAAAAGACTTGGAGACATATATAGAAAACTTATAAAAAAAAATACCATAATTAACGGTACAATAATTTGGGATTCCGCGGAAGATGAGAAAATCCCATGTTTTTTAATCATATCTCCTTTTACGTCTTCTTAACCCATAATTTGTTGTATTTAAATGTTGTTTTAATTCTGTAATTAATTTATCATTTAAAGAATAATCTCTATTACCCTTTTTAGTTTCTTCTTTGAAAACTTTAGGTTGTTGTAATATTTGACAAGTACCTTTACCGAAGATGTCGATAGACGGCAAGGTACATTCGATAGACGGCAAGGTACCTTTACCGAAGGTATTAGACGGCAAGGTATCTTCATCAATTTCGTATTGAAAATAATTAATTGGACTATATGATAAATTTGTATGTAAATTTTGAGTACCAGTAAAGGTACCAGAATTTTTAGTAATAATAGGAATAGGTGTTATTTGTACATCCTTATCTACCATTTCAGTTTTATTTAACATTGTTATAAAAGATAACGTATACATTTTAATTGCATCTGTTATATCTGTATTCCAAATCCAACCTTTTTGTGTATTCTTTTTTTCAATGAAAAGTTCACATATTTTATCATCTATTATAATATTTTTATATTGAAAAAGAGTTTTTTTTTCTAAAAATTCTATACAATTTTTAAATCCAGAATCTGCTTTGTTGTCATATATAGAATATGTATTATTAATATTATCTTTAACTAAAATTAAAAGACCAGTCATATAATATAGAATGTATAAAATAATTTTTACAATTAGACATTTACAGTTAATAAAAAAAATTGAAATAACTTTTTGATATTACAAATATCACTATCATAATGGCTTTACCATTCTCAAAATACATTCTTCAATTTTCTAAAAATACAGAAAATGAACAAACACATTTATCTTTTAAAAACGGTAAATACAATATTCCAGACAACTACGCCGATGTTTTTTATAAACGATATTATCAAGAAATGACTTTTGAAGAAAAAAGAAGAGATCTTTATTTAATTGAAAAAGTATATAATTCAACTTTTGCTTATTTTTTAGATTTAGAAATTCCAAAAAACGAAGCAAATAAAGTGGATGCTTTAAAAGACAGTGATGTAAAAGAAATTATTTCTAAAACAAAAATTGTATTGGAAAATCTATTTACTAATCCTAATACTAATTATATTGTATCAAAAAGAAACAATAATTATCATGTCAATTTTTATAATATTATTGTAAATAGTGCTATTGCAAAAACAATTACAAATGAAATTTTAAATGACAATTCTATTAATTGCATTGATACTTCTGTTTATAGAACAGGATTACGTCTTCTTGGTTCTAAAAAATATCAAAAAAAGGAACCAAATGAATCAATTGTTGTTTTATCAGATCAAGTTTATAAAATTTATGATATTGACAATAAAACATTTACTGAATTAGAAAATACATCATTTGAAGATTTCTTAAAAACAACTGTTCGAAGAAAACAAAATATTGAATTGACAAAATTAAAAGAATCGGAAAAAACAAAAAAATTAATAGAAAATAATCAAAGTCAAAATAAAAATACCACAAAAGGTATTAATAACGATAAAATCAATTTAGAAATAAATCTTTTTTTAAAAACATTAAAAGCAGAAAATGAATGTCTTCAAAATTTTGATACATCTATTCAAAAAATTTATGCAAAACAAAATAAATTTGGAATGTTTTGTTATTATGTTTCTATTAATGGTAATTATTGTCCATTTAAAATGAGAGAACATGCAAGAGATACTAGTCCAATTTATTTTGAGATAAATCCATCAAAAGTTTTTATTAGGTGTAGAGACTCTGAATGTCTTCGTAGACATTTTCCTGACAATGGTATCTTATTACCAGAATCATTTAGTAAAGATTTTCCAAATACATTTCTTAGTATGACTACAAAATATTGGCATTCTGAAATTAATGTAACAGAAGATATTAAAGAACATCTTGAAGCAAGTTTAAGTGGATCTCATTATCAAATTGCTAAAGCAATTTTTCATATTTATAAAAATCGTTTTCGTGTAGATGATATTAAAAATACAGAATGGTACGAATTCGATGGAGTAAGATGGAAAAAAAGTCATCTTATAAATATTCTTATTTCAGAAGAACTTCCTAAATATTATCGTTCTATTAAAATTAGCGATACATCTATGCAATCTAAAAATTTACAAGATTTTTTAGTAAATACGGAAAAATTAGATGCAAATATGAGAAATCAATTAGTCGATAATATTATTACAAAATTAGAAAATGTTTCTTTTAAAAACAATATTATTTCACAATTAATCTACCTATTTAAAACACATGATCCAGATTTTTATATCAATTTAGATTCAATTCCTAATCTTTTAGGTTTTCGTAATGGAGTATATAATTTTGATAAAGGCGAATTTAGAGAAGGGGTTCAGTCAGATTGTATTACATTTTCTACTAATTATGATTATACCGAATACAATGAAGGTCTTCAACAAGTACAAGATATTTATGCATTTTTAAAACAAATTATCCCAAATAGAAAAGTATTAGAATATACATTAAAAGTATTGGGTAAATCACTTATTGGATCACCTGATGAAAGATTTTATATTTGGACAGGACTTTCTGGTGCAAATGGTAAATCTACTTTGGTAAACTTTTTAGAAAATACATTGGGAGACTATATAACTTCAGTCGACGTTTCTCTTCTTACAAATAAAAGAGCTGGATCTGGTAATGCTTCCCCTGATGTTGTTAGACTTCGTGGAAAAAGAATTTTCACTTTTCAAGAACCAGAACATGATGACCGTTTACGTACAGGTATATTAAAACAATACACAGGAGGAGATACTATTATTGCTAGAGAACTATTTAAAGCACCAATTACATTTAAACTTCAAGGTACAATGATTATGTGTTGTAACGATCTTCCTTCTGTAAGTTCGGTTGACGGTGGGACGTGGCGAAGAATCAGAGTTGTAGAATTCAAGTCGAGATTTTGCGATAATCCAGTTAAACAAAATGAATTTAAAATTGATCCAACTATCAAATACAAAATAAAATCATGGAGACCTTATTTTATGAGTATTCTTATTCATTGGTATAATAAATTTCTTGAAGAAGGAATGAATGAACCTGAAGAAGTTACAAAAGCAACTGCAAAATATAAAGTTGATAATGACAAGTTTAATGAATTCTTTGATCAATCACTTGAAGAATGCAATATGTCATTTGAACAAAACAAAGTTATTTATAGCCACTTTTCTTCTTGGTGGTCTAATAACTATCCTAATTCTAGAATACCAGAAATTAAAGATCTCAGACGTGCAATGAAAATTAAATTTGGAAATGAAAAGGAAAAAATTATAGATGGATGCATGAATTACGGATTCAATGTTAAAATTAAATACGGTAAAACAGAAGAAATTATTGAAGAAGAAGATCTTTAAAAGGTTTTATTTCCTCCATCTATACATTTTTAATAAAAATATTAAAATAACGTTAAAAATCTTATTTAAAAATAATTATATTATAATATTAATAAAAATATTACAATATGAACAAAATTGTACCAAAATCAATTAATTTTAGAGAATTAGTAAAAGAAAGCAAAACTACACTTTCTATCAATATACAGGATCGATTAGTTGAAAAATTAAATACTGATTTCACAGAAGATGAACAAAGATGGTACGTAGCAAATTTATATATGTACATGAACTACCACCCTACAAATGATTATCCTATTAATTTAGAACACATATTTGCAATGATTGGATTTGCAAATAAGGGAAATGCAATGAAAACAATTAAAAATAATTTTACTGTAAACGAAGACTACAAGTTGTTAATTATCCCTAGGGAAAAAAAACAAAATGCAGGTAGAAGCGAACATGAAATTATGTTGAATATAGATACATTTAAAAGCTTATGTATGTTAACTAAAACTGATAAAGGAAAGGAAATTAGAAAATATTATATAAAATTGGAAAATATTTTCAACAAAATTATAAACGATGAAATACAACAAAGTAAAATAGAATTAGAACAAAGTAAAAGAGAATTAGAACAAAGTAAACGAGAACTTGTAACGTTAAAAAGATTAAAAGCTAAAAGATGGTATAATCAAGAACCTGGTGATACCATTTATGCAATAAAGATTGATGATATTATAAAAATAGGAAAAACAAAAAATATTAAAAAAAGAGAAAGTTATTACACTGAAAATCAAACAGGTGATATATTCTACATTAAAAAATGTCACAATTGTGATTTGGGTGAAAAAGTTATTCATCATATGCTAGATAAACATCGTTTAGAGAATAACAAGGAATGGTTTGATATATCAGACGAATTAGCTATTTATATCATAGATATAGTATGTAATTTTTTAGATAATTTTATAAATTATAGTGAAAAACTACCAATATCAAATATAAAAGAATATATAGATTCATCTTGTAAAATTATAAAGCCTAAAGATCTTGATCAAGATATTAAAAGTGAAGAATCAAATAATAATAGTATGTTAAATAAAATTGCCAATATTACGTGTAATGAAGATAAAATTAAAAAATTTATACAAGAATTTTGCAAAGTAGATGATAATCATTCTTGTTTAAGTTATGAATTATTTGGTGCATACAGAATATGGTCAAGAGGATTAACCAATAAAGATAGATCACAGTTTTCTAAATTTATAAAGAAACATTATAAATCAAAAAGAAAATATTATAAAGAATATAATGAATCTAGTTTATTAACATATTTTGGTATAAAACCAAAAGAATTAATTCTAATACAAGAAAACAAAAATATTTTGCCAAAATATGAAGAATTTGTATTGAATGAATGCAAATATAATTATAATTATAGAATGGGATATACTAGTTTTGTAGAAGAATATAAAAAATGGGTTTTAAAAAAATATCCAGATTACATTTTTTCAAAACAAGAAATTTATAATATGGAGTCGTATTTAAATAGACATTTTCTAAAAGAAAAAATAAATATGCCATGTTATAGAAATGTTCTTGGAATATGGGGTCTTCAATTAAAATGCGAAAACACAATTAGAGTAGGTATAAATCCAACAAATAGAAAAGAAATAGTCAAAGTAGACTATGAAACTAGAAAAATAATAGAAGAATATAAAAGTGTAAGTATTGCATCGAATATCTTAAAATTAGAAGAAGCTAATATCAGAAATATTATACAAGATAAAAGAGTAGTAAATAATAGTTTTCTTTTAGAAATTAAAAAAAATATTAATTTATAATTTGTAATGTACTTTACCAGAAACAAAGTTTGGCGTTTGATACAAAAATATTTATAGTCACTTTGCATATTGGTGGTCTAAATAAATCTTTGACGTACAATGAAAAAGAACATGGTTTCAATGTTAAAATTAAATACGGTAAAGCAGAAGAAATAATAGACGAAATAGAAGAAGACCTTTAAAAATGTTTATTTTTTTTATCTATAAAAGTTTTTATCTTTTTATCTTTTTTTCTTTTTATAAAGTAATATTGATGAGTTATTCAAATAATTCTATTTTTACAAATGAAGATATTAACATTGACACCTTTAACATATACAACGAGGATATCGATGACGTAAATGAACACGACATAGATATAGAAGACGACATAGAAGACGATAACATTGACGATGA